CGTGATTATGCCCATTTCACTCAGCGACTGTGAATTCATCTCGCAATGTCAGCATGATGTCCCGTTCGTAGTCAAAGTTGTAGAACACAATCAGTTTCTTACGATTCTTCACAAGCAACCGAATATACTCCGCGCGAGATCTATCCGAATTCACACACTTGCGAAGACCATAACAAACACCACCAGCGTTCTTATATGGCTCACCAGTCCAAGGGTCTACACGCTTCTTGACTATAGAGTCATACAGCTCCTTATCGTACTTCATTGAAATATAGGCACGGTTACGCCTCGTGTGACGCTCGGCGGGCATCGGTACGAGGATCTTCCTTCGTCGCGCCTCCAGAAGCCCCGTGTTGACGTATCGCTTCACTTTAGGGTACTTCGCGAACCGGTCCCAGACTATGTGTTGCTCTGAGAATTCAGTTCGGTTTCGGTAGAACCCATTTGCGATGAATAGGGGGACGTAATCCAGCCATACATCCCCCGGTGTTGCGCTCAATAGGATCCACAGGTTGTGCTTCGATATCTTGAGAAAACTCTTAACCCAAGCACCAGATCCAACAACACGCTGCTCATCAAATATGAACACATGGTCAGTGTAATCAGCGAAGCGCGAGACATTGTTCCAGCTTTCAATCGTCACGTCATCACAGTTTATGCCGAACACCGCGAACTCCCCTTCCCATTCAAGAGAGTCACGCTTCCGCGCAGTGGTGATGACCACGATCTTTCTTGGATCCGCCTGAGAAAGGGCCCATGAGGCCCCTACGCGTGACTTACCCGAGCCGACACCGCCGACCAAGACTTTGCCACTTTGTAGGAGCCCCAGGGCCTCTTCCTGGTGCGAATATAACTTCGCGACCATTACCTACCGAGAATCTCCTTCCTCAAGAGAGGCAGCACGATCTCTCGCACGTCCTCGGGGATGTCGGGATTCATCTCAACGCGTACGGGGAAGGAGAAGATCCCGTAATACACCTTGGCGACATACCTCCAACTGTAAGGATTCGTGCCGTTGATAACGGTCTTGCCCTTGTGCGTGAAGACCTCAAGCCACTTGACGTACTTCACATTGTCCCCTTCCCCAGGGACGAGGTCGACCTTCCCGAGGACAGGTCGCTTGCCATTGAAGACGCCATGTTTGAAGTCGGACGGAGGGGCAACTGTCAGCTCTGCTCCATCTTCCATGTATTCTGTTTCGGCCAATTCTTCGAACTCTTCGATGTACATTCCGATTACCTTTCTTGAAGAAATATGATTCTGGTTAGATGTCGTCACATCCGGATCGGGCCGGCGAATCCTCGCATGAGGACCGTCTTGATGAGTTCGCGATCTTCTTCGGAGAAGTCGTTGTTGACGTACACCGTCTCCAAGTCACCGTTCTTGATCTTCGCACGCGCAACCCAGGAATCGCCGTTCTCAATCGACGGGACCCCTTCCGACTGCAAATAGGCGTACTCGACGAATAAAGTATTCGACGATGTTGGCACGTCAATATTTGTCGAAGCGGCGCGACCGTCGAGAAGCTCCACCGAGAGTCTCGGGTTCGCCTCACTACCAACGATCCTTCCGTTTTGGAAGTTGATGCGAATGGTGTAAGGCTTGTCGTCGCCGATTGCGTTGCCAACTGCACGTTTAGCGAGCTCCAGAAGACCACCATTGATGATGGTTTCAGATTCAGTGGCTCGATTGAATCGGACGCCGGGATTCTTGATCTTGGTCTTGGTCGCTGCAGTAATCGTAGCCATTAGAGATTCTCCGTTCCAGGTTCCTTGTTGAGTGCTGCCTTAATGGACGCCAGGGCAGCCGGCGTGATCTTGGGATTGAACTCAGCGTTCTTGGCCCACCATGCGCCATATCGAGCACCCTCGCCATCACCAGGACCGAGTACGTTGTTACCCGCTTGATCAACACGCATGATGTAGTCACCACCTGCGTCGATGACAGTTTCCTTAGTCTTGTCCTGAGCGTTGCGACCACTCACGATGAATGTGATCTTGCGAACAGACCAGGTGTAGGTAATCCCGATCGGGTTGGAGTCGCCGAGAATAGTCTTATCGACCTCCTCACCCTTGACAATACCCTTGATCTCGATCGAGAACTTGGAGTAATTTCCGTTGTTCGGGATGAATCCGTTTCGGATATTGACAATCGCTGTAAAATTGTCAGTATCGAGACCGGGGTCGTCTGTGTGTGTCAAGACATAAGAAAGGTACTCCGAGATATCTTGTGGACCTCCCTTCTTAAGTTCCTTCACGGGTCTGATTAAATCAGACATCCACGTTCGGTCATTCGGTACAATTGTTTCGAACCATTTAGCCATTGGCTAATCCACCTTCCGCTAGGAATTGCGACCAGATAATATCATCTCGTCGCCGTTGTGTTTTTCGAACATCCCCCAGAGTTCCCAAGAAAAGGTTCTCTAGAGAATTGTTGTCGAGGTCGCCGTCTGCATGACAGACATACGTTCCTCGATCAGGCCACCTCTTGAAGAAGGAAGCCCATACCACGGAAGCCAACGTCTTCTCGATCGGATTCCGTGGAGTCTGATATAGGCGGACATATAATGTCTTCCCCCGCCTACGGATCGGCTTGATAACTCGACCAGTGTCAACGGCTCGGACAACGCCCAAGCGGCTAACCTCATACCGAGGGAAGCCAGGCACGGACGCCCAAATATCCGCGTAAGAACTGTACATGATTTGCTCCTTTCATCCAAGACGGGGGCAGACCTTTTAACAGCCTACCCCCGCCTTAAAATATGATCAGTCGAGATCCGCGTACTTCGCCGCGAACGAAGCGGACTCGTCGTCCATCACGACATACAGTTCCTTGACGTATGCCGAGATACCCTTCTGCCCACGAATGTCGTAGACCGAGGGGTGGATCACGACGTCTGCAGTCTTGATCGTGATGTTATCCAGTGTGCCGACAGTCTCCTCGTTGAGGAGCTGCTTACGCCCGCCAGTGACGAGCCAGATCGCAGGGGCCCGGAACTTGTACGAGACCTTGACGCCCAGGTACGGACGCTCGGGATCGAACTCGCCGTCCTGGTTCTTACGGTACTTGACGTTCCATCCGTCTCGCTCGAGATCCTCGACGAGGTTAAGCGGAATCGCAACTGAGAACTCGCGCTTTCCACCGTCCTGGTTAAAACGAGTCGGAGAGCCGGCAAAGTTCGTGAAGAGGAGCTTGGCGTCCTCGATGACGAGATCAGAAGGAGTGTTGTTGAATGCCATGGTAGTGTTTCCTTTCTCAGTGGCAGAGTGTTTCCAGGTCGACGTATTGTTCGATCTGAGCGCGCGCCTCATCGGCGAGCATTTCGGCGTAAGACGTATCGACGTCTTGCTCCTGTTTCAAGTAACGGACTATCTCCGCTTCCTTCCAGTGATAGCCCTTTGTCCCAACGACGGCGTCCTTGATTTCACCGTCATTGTTCTCCCGAAGGAGTTCGCCGCCTCCCTTGTCGGCCTTAATCGGAACAAACGCCCCGACCTTACCGACAAAGTGATCCCCGCTGCTGGGGAATCGCAGGTACATCGCCGTCTTGACCTGTTTGGTCTGAATGAAGTCCTCGAATTCAATCGGCTCCTTTGTGAAGAGCTTCTTGAATACGTAGGGTTCCTGGAACTGCTTACCCGTAGCAGTCCATTCGCCTTCGTGAGGAAATGCATACTTGGCGATGTAGACGGCCTTGTTCACGAGCACCATCTTGGCGTAGGTGGCCTCATGTTCGAAGTCGTACCCGTATCGCTTCCCGAAGTCCATCACCTTCTGAATATCTTCAGGCGTGGCCCCGGGGATCTTGATCGAGTCCGTCTTGATGTGCGCCACTGTCAGACCGAGTTCCTCCTGCACATAGTGCTTGAGGTCGATCATGAACAGCGCACCGCGTTTCGCAACGATGTTGTCAACGTTACGAGGATCCCATGCGGGGTTGTCGAACTTAGCGCTCGTCAGTCCGTACATTGAGTTGATCGGGATCTTGAGAGCTTTGCCCAACTCATCGAGGTCGTAGTTCTTTGCGATCTCAACAAGACGCCCATCGAACAGCTTGCTCAGTGCATCCATGTCCTTATGCTTGATCGCGACACGAGCCCGTTTAAGCTCGCTATAGCGCTCAGTGTAAGGACCAAATAGGTTGAGCTGCTCGATCGAGGTCGGGTGCATTGACGCGACGTCAAGAAGGGCGACGTTCTCGTAATATCCTGGTTCAGCATACACGTAGCCGCCCTCTCCGGGATCTTCGCCTCGGTACGACGAGCCTTTGAACTTGTCAAAGGTGTATCCCGGGAAGATCGTTGAGAGATCCGTGTAGACGAACTTGCTCTTGTCGGGTCTGCGATCCTTACCGAACACCAGTGCACAGGTGTGCTGGTTCGTGGTGTCGTTTACGGTCAATCCTGACAGTGCTGCCAAGATCTTCCGTGCGCCCCAGTCGCTTGCGAGATGATTGAAAACCATCTCCGTGGCCTCGACATCGTTCTTGCAATATTCGACGACGTCATCCCAATGGCTCTCAGGAACAGGCTGATCCCAGGGGAACTCGTTCTCCCGGTGTTTGATCCCGAGTTCAATCTCCCATTTCTTGAGTGATTGCTTCTTGGTCGAGAAGTCGTAAATATCCGTGTACGACAAGTTGTACGCCTCACGGAACGTTGCGTTCTTCTCGTTGTTGATGATCCGTTGCGAGACCTCAAAGAGCTCTTCGTTGGAATAGCCCAGAGAAGCCGCATACATGATGTGGTTGTCGTACTTCCGGTTGTTGAAGCCAATCAACCGAAGGTCGAACAAAGACCTCACGACTTCGGGCCTTGGGTTCACAAGGAATCGAACCCCGGGTCTGTCAGTAACCTTATAGCAGATTACAAACAGATTCGGGAACACCTCAACGTCGTAAAACGCGATGCGTCCAGTACCCTCTTCTGTAACTTCAGACTTGTCTTCAGATATGAAGCGCATCTGCTGGACCAGCTTGAGACAGCGCTCAGACTGGTTTGTCGAGGACATGGCGAACGCAGTCACAGCATTGCGAGAGTCAGTCACATCGTATGTGATACCAGACTCGTATGCCTCGTCAAGAATACTCTTGATGAAATCGACGTTAGGCGCTGTGTTCGCATGCACCTCCTTGCGGAGGGCCTTAGCGATGAGCGACCTCAGGTGGTTCTCGTCAGCGACATGCTTCTTGTTGATCATCTTGGGCGCCTTTGCTGGGAGGTCTCCCGGATAATCCTCGATACCTCGCCCGTTGTGAAGAGACAGTCGTCGCCGAAGAGACGCTTTCCCTCGGAACCGCTTGATTTCAATTCCAGGAGAATATTCAGCAGTGGTATCCTTATCGACAGGATATCGGTAGATGAGGTGCAAACCGTTGCCGCTCTTTGACGTTTCTGCATATGTCGGAGGCCAAGCGCTAGCAGCGTGAAGATTAGCAGATAGGTCCTTTTCACCGTCTGCTCCTTTCAGATCGAAGTCAATGCAGATATATTCCTCAGGCATGAGTACGTAATGCTCTTCGGTCGGAATTATATCGGCGAGTATTGTCGTTTCGTTGATCCACGGTTTCTTGGGAGTCCCTTTTTCAGTCGAGTATTGAGCCTTGCACCCGGCGAAGTGTTCGTCGAATATAGAAGGCACATCTGACCGCAACTCGAGCCACGAATCGGTTTTCACGACCTGGGGCACGAGATCAGGGGTTACGAACTTATCGTCGCGAAAACCTATAAACAGACTACGATAGGGCACTCCGTCGATCATAACCCGGTCACGAAACTCTCGAAAATATCGACGTAGCTCGGTCTTAAACCTGTACCTCGGCATCACATACTGGATCCCAGTTTCCGAGGAGTAGTCCTTATACTCCGAATACGCCTTGGCGAGAGTTACTTTGTCATCAGAACCCCAATCTTCGTACATTTCCATAACGAAGTTATACACGGGATTGGTTTCTGAGATCATGGTCGTAGATCTATAGTTGCGGTAATAATCCGGTCCAAGACTACGATACACGTTGACACAGTGATTTGCGATAATACCTAGTTCCCGATACACCCCGTCCATAACAGTCCGGTACTCATTCACTGGAAGTCGCCCGCCAGAGGGAGTCACGTCCAATAAACGCCTAGGAATTCCTGAGTTTGCATCAGTAATCTTCACGGGGTTATTGGACGCCATGATCAGCGTGGTAGAGATGCGCATGGAGCGTGGCTTCTTGAACTTCTCGTTGATGAGCTGAATCTCGTTCGAGATTATCGAATTCAGACGAGTGTTTGTCTCGATTCGACTCAAGTCGCCATCGTGTTCGATGGCCACTAGCGGGTCACTGACAAAAGATGCGAGAGCAAAGGCGTTACTTCGCTGAGCAAGAGACTCCGAATCGAACGCAACACTATAGTCTCCAAAGAGCCTCTGCATAACGTTCAGAATCGTTGATTTACCAGAACCCGGATCGCCATAGAAGACCAGAAACTTGTCGATTGTCCGGCTGTCGCCGGTCAATACAGACCCGATAGTCCATTCGATCTTCTGGCGTTCCGAAGAGTCGTATAGAGTGTCTACGAGCTTGTTCCAGTTAACCGGAACCCCGTCCTCGAGCGAATATGGAAGACGATACGAGACATGATCATCTTGGCGAATTGGAGTGTCCGCAAACACTGGTGTTCGATCAAGAGGATGATCCGTATTAACCATATTCTTGGTCCATTGGCGATATCGCCTCCAGACACCGTCTCGTTCCGACGCACAGAACTTCGGGACCATTTGTTGAGGAGCCGAATTCTCAACGAATTTTCGAACGTCATCGTCTACTATATCGATAACATCGAATTCGTTCTTCGACCAGAGACCTTTATCAGGATTCCAGATTGCAACAAACTCTCCGTCGCGCAACATGATGTCGCGAGAATTCGTGTTGCGGAACCAAGGTGCTGCCTCCATGACGCCAGGTAGACCGCGCATTGGAGAAGTTTCAATTGTGTAAAAGTCCACCTCCCGTGGCCTCCTTTTTAGTGGTATGGGTCATACACGTTGGCCCACATGATCATCTGTGTGGTAAGAGGTGTCTCGAGAATATCGGCACCCGGGATTCGGAAGAGTCCGCCGGTGCCGTTGCGACCGTAAGTCCTGTACATCACGTTCTCAGCAATATCCAGGGCGGCTTCGTGAATCTCTGAAGGTAGGCGCCCGTCGTCAGAATATGACCGAGCGCCTAAATTCAAGAGAATAGACTTCGTGAAGTCTTTACGATCCTGATACAGCATGGCTGTAAGAGTATCGGTAATGCTCACGAAGACTTCCAGGAACGAAGCCGGAGCTTGCCTCGGCATGGGCATGGACGTCTCGTAGCAGTATTCGTCCCGCATACGAAGGGCTTGGATAGCCTTGTCTTCGTCTTCAGGAATATACCACGCGAAATCAATCTCATCCCACACTGAGGCAAGCTCCTTGTAGTTCTCGAGACACCCTCGCTTGATTAGCCAGGGTACGTATTGCATGTCAGATCTTGTCCCAGATCATTCCGTCGACGTTGAAATCGAGGATGAAGTTGGAATCGACTCGAGAGTAATCGTCAGACGGGGTTCGGTAGATGCTTGCGTCGTAGTCGCCGAAGGAAACGTAGCCGTCGCCGTTCTCGGAGTTCTTAAGCCATCCGACCACAGAGCCCTCACGGGTACGAGAGAGCCCCAGCTGATCGTAGACCTCGTTCAGGAAGAGGTGACCCTTACGCTCGAGGCGACGGTTCGCCCATAGCTGAACAGCAGCAATGTTCTCGGAGGTGTAGTCCTCGTGCTCGTCCCAGCAGTTCGAGGAATCCTCGGAGATGATGCGAGCGTACGGAGAAAGCGCAGCCACCGAGTTGAGGACCGCGTCAGTCACGTTGGCGGCGTCAGACTTGTTGTCGGAAGAGAGGATCTCCTCAGCAGTCTTGCCCAAATTCGGCAGCTTCGGTGCGACGATCTTCTCGACAGTCTCCTTGCCGAGCGCGTCGACCATGGTCTTCTTGTAACCGTCGAACGCATTCTGGAGAACCGTGTACGCCGCACCGAGCGCAGCCAGACGCTTCTTGTTGATACGGTTCGAGAAGTAGATCATCGTGATGGTCGCACCACCGACGATCGCTGCGGGCGCGAGAGTCTTGGCCGTGTCGAGGATGAAGAGGATGCGGAGCTTACGCTCGTATGCCGGGACCTCTTCGTCAGGGATGTTATCCGCATTGCGGATAGCTTCCTTGCGGCGCTCCCAGTCGCGTCCCTCGACGTCCTCGAATCGAGTACCGGCCTTCCATGCGAGGTAACCAGTTCCGATAACGCCGGCAGACGCGGCGACAGAGAGGATCGTAGGTGCGTGCTTCGAAACACGCGCGATTCCGGTGTGAATTGCAGTTGTGATGGACATTTGAGTGTGCTCCTTTCTGAGCAAATATGGGTTACTTGAGGGGTTCGGGACGGTCAGCGGAGACAAGCCAACCTTCCCGGATTTGGCGGATTTCGAACGCATCGGTTGAGGTCCAACCCCAGCGCTCATCAGTGTATCGCGGCTGAATGCCGACAGACGACATCAGATCTGCAACGGAGACCTGGCCGTATTCTTCGATCTGTTCAGCCACATACTCGATTACGTCGACGGCATCCCCGCGAGTATCGAACACGAGATCCTCGACGTTTGTCGGCTTAGGTTGACGCTGCTCACGCCGATTCGATTCGCGAGGACGGTAGTACGCGTTTCCGCGATTGTTGCGAGACGAGCTGGAATATGACGTGTAGCCTGGCGTAGGACGACGCCTCGGGTCGACTTCGCCATAAAGCAGCTGCTGAATGCCCTGAGTCACCATGTCTGTGATGGCGTTCTTGGCAGCTGGAATAGCAACGTCAACGACAAGATGTTCAGCAATCTCTGGGAGATCCTGAACGAAGAAGGTCCGAAGAGCTTCCTTGATGGCAGACTTCTTCTGGACCTTTGCTTTCGCGATGACCTTCTTCTCGGGGGAGGCCCCCTCCTTGGCTTTATCAGTGTTGCCAGGGAGGGAGCCCTCAGAGGGCCGAGTAGGCTCGATGGGGACGATGTCCGTCATCAGTTCGCCTCAGCCATCTTGCGAAGCTCCTCGAGGGAGGCATTCGGGTTCTCCTCGATCAGCTTCTTGGCCTTGCCCATGATGTCATCAGGGAAGAGACCTGCGAGGAAGCCATTCGAGAACTTCGGATCAGCCGACAGCTTGTCCAGGAGAGCGTCGTATGCGGGGGAGGCAAGGAACGCCTTCGTGGAACGCTCGTCCTTGAAGAATCGCTTGCCGTCCTCCGAGCGCTCGCCGTATGCAGCGCCGACAAACTCACACAGGAGCTTGTATGCGTCCATGGGCGAAGCCTCACCGCCGTTGAGAGCCGCGATCTTCGCCGAGAGAGGCGTGCGCTGGAGCTCCATGTTCATGAGCTCTCCCTTGGACAGGTGGAAGTGGAGCTTCTCCTCAACCTCTTCGCCGAAGAAGTTGACGTACTTAACGGTAACGGTCTGCATGGTTCAGTTGTCCTTTCGAGAGACAGAGTAGATGCCGGCGCCGAACAGCACCAGCAGGATTGCAAAGGTTCCGGCAATGAGTGCCGAATACCCGGTGTTAGCGAGCTTACGCTTCTCGCTAGTCTGAGGAGTCTGGGTGGGCATAGTCCGCTTGGTCGGCTGAGTTGAGACAGTCGGCTTAGGAGCGGGGGTTATGGTAGCCACACCAGACTGAGGGGCGGGAGTAGAGGTAGTCGGATCGGGCACCGGAACCGGAGTAGTGGTAGTCGGGTTCGGAGCGGGCGTAGTCACACTGGGCGTAGGCTGAGGAGCAGGAGTCGTACCGTCTCCGCTCGTCCCACCATCGACCTTGACGTCGATCGTACGCTCGAGCTTGAGCCCGTTGACCGTAGCGATATTCGTCACGGTCTTAGAGCCAGCCGGCGTCTTCATCGGTTCAGGAGTGTACGTGACACACGTCTTCACGCCCTCAGGAGCGGTGAATTCGATGGTGCCGTCGTCAATCTGAATGGCCGAAATATAGGTCGTGGTCTTGGGATCCCAGGTCTCTCCACGAGCGCACTTGACGTCGGTGCTAAGCTTGGTGTAGCCATCGTTGATGGTGTACTTGACGCCAGGCTCGGCGATCCAGGTGATCATCCACGAAGTCGAGCCATCAGGGTTGACCCAGCCCCACTTCGAGTTCTCAGGCTTGGCGTCCTCGTAGTGACCACCACCGCAGTCGTTGTCGCAGGCGCTATCCCAGTCCTTATCGCCGAACGCAAACGCGTATGTACGGTTGCCAATGAGGATCTCGCCGAACTGCTTGCCGACGACAGACTCCTGAAGGCGTGCAGTCGTCCACCAAGTGCCTGAAATATCCGTCTTGTTGACGAACGACTGAGGGACCTCGGTCACAGTACACGTGAGAGTGCCCTTGTTAGCCTTGCAGTCGCCAATCTTCTCGCCGCTGTCCACGGTAAACGGGAAGTCGTATGCCCAGTTGATGTAGGTAGACTCGACCGTGAAAGACTCGCCCGCTACGAGCTTTTCAGTCTTCCAAGTACCCTTAACTGTAACCGGCGAGGACACCTGAGAGCTGCCCGAGGAGATGTCGGTGATCTTGGCGGTAATAGGCGAACCTCCCGCGTATGCAGGCGTCAAATATCCGCAGATAATGGCGATCGCGATGACGATCGATGTGATGAATCGTTTCATGATGCTATTCCTTCAGAGTTTGGTGGACCGAAGGTCCGGGAGTGAGACGAAAATGGTTTCGGTTCCGAGCTGCTCTTTTCGAGCAATGACTTCTTCGCCAGCCGCCTGTTCGCAGAAGACGAAGCAGATATCGAAACATGGTGCTGCGCCTTCTTCGTACAGATATGTTGGAAGCATGGCCGCACGGTTGATAATACAGGGGATTCCTTGTATGGGACCACGGAGGTTTTCATGATAGAGAACCCTAGTTGCGTGGGTTCGAGGATCTTCGTAGACGAGATCGCCATAACCCGTGCAGAGTCCTCGTACCGGCACGGGATGTGTTGGTATGACAACAGTGGGCGGTATGGTACCGTCCCCGTCAGGGTTGCGGATACCGTCGACGACTGAGTGGAGTTTCAGACGATCCAGAGGTTCGTCGAGAAAGAATCCAATCTTGTTCCCCATAGGGACCGATAGGATTGTTTGAAGATTGCTGATAGGTTTCACAGCAGTCATTGGGCAAGTCCGTTCACTAGGCTGAGAAAAGCCTATAACCCGTGTTAGGGGTTATAGGGTCGAGATGGTCTCAGTTCTTGGAGTTCTTGTATGCCTTCTTACGGGCACGGTTGGGATCGAGGGCGGCGCAAACGCCAAAGAAGCCAATCATGAAGCCGAAAGTGAACATGGGAGGGGTCCTTTCTTGAGGGTTAGTTCTCACTATCGGGCTCGTAGTTTGTGTTCGGCCACTCTTTTGGCGGCTCTCCGTACTCAATCGGCTCATCTGTGAAAGAGACCGTATTTTCCTCGGCCACAGCTCTTCAACCGATCTTGAACCAGTTCGGCTGAGGAGCAGGCGTCAGAACGACCTCAACGGCCGGCGATCCGGAGGGCAGAAGCACCGGACGGAACTCAGGCTTTACAACAGTGCCGCCGTCCCATCCGAGCTCGTCGCCAATACCGACCTCAGAGAGGTGAATCTGAGCGTAGAAGTCGTTCAGAGGGCAGGGGCCGCAGTTCAGCAGGTCCTCGGTGATGTTGTTGCAGTAGTGACGGAGCTTCTCAGCGGTCGAACGGAAGGTACGGCCAGTGATCGCGTCCTTGCAGAGGATCTCCTCATCGCCGAAGACGACAATCGAACCCTTAGGAAGACCCTTTTCGGCCTCCTTCTTGTCGGCGGGCTTGCCACCGTTCTTGATGACCTTGACCGTCTCCTGGACGTTCTGACGAAGCTCGTTCAGGTTGAGCTGAGAGACAGAATATGCAGCAGCCAGAGCCTGGTACTGCTTGTAGGTGACGTTGTGCAGGGCCAGAATCGAGAAGACCGCGACACCGAGGGACGCAGCAGCGGGGATGTACGTCATCCAGTGACGCTTGGTGAAGTCAAGCAGGTTGGCGGACGCACCGTTGTCAGCGGCGACAGCCTTTGCGTGGGCCTTGCCCGAGGTGACGGCGGTAGCGACGGAGGCTGCGACACCGAGGCCAGTGAGGAGGATCTGGGGGTTGTTCTTGAGCCAGCCGAGAGCGAGCTTGATGGTGTTCTTGATGTTCATGGTTGTTGCTTCCTTTTCAAAAGATGGGGTTGTTGAGGTGTTTCCCAGTGGGAGCGCTTTTACACGCCCCCACCAGGAAAATATTCAGTTTTGGGTCACTTGTTCTGGTTGTTGCGGTTGCGGTATTCCTCGATGTACTTCTCAAGCTTCGGGCCGAAGGCCTTGAGAAGGAGGAAGCCGATGAAGCCAGTAGCGGCGATCTTGCCGGTGCCTCCGCCGAGGATCTTGGCGATCGCATTGACGACCGTCATAAAGGAGATGAAGGCGAGGATGATGATGAGCATGACGATGGCGGCGAAGGTTTCCATTGTAGCGATTCCTTTCAGAGGGAGTTGATGGCGAGTACGAGGTCTTCACCCAGGATGGAATCGGCTCGAACCGGGATGAAGTTCGGATCGGAGCCGATGTTAGCGGTAACCCCGATGTAAGGGGTTGTGCTGAGAGTCTTGTCGACGATGACGAAATTCTTGACGAATGCCCGTCGAGCAGGCGTGTCGAGAAGTCGGTAGGGGATGACCGCGTAGGAGACGTTCGGATCATCAGCATCGTCTCGATCGATCGTGACTATTTCGCCATGGGCGTTGCGGTAGCAGACGTCTTCGTAGTTGTTCGGAGCGCCTTTTCGCAGGTGTACCTGATTACCACCGAGGCGCTTAACGAAGACACCGAGAGCTGCCATCTCCAAATCGTTGGTCGGATATGGGCGGCAATTGTACAGAGAGATGGAGACGATGCCTCCTGCAGGGACCGTGAGGTCGATGTCGTTGATATCGTAGACTTTACGCTTGATCATGATGCTTCCTTTCGAGAAAGCCTATAACCCGTGTTAGGGGTTATAGGGTTGAGAGTCAGTTGTTGAACGCTTTGTCCAAAGCGACTTTCACGATGGTGTAGGCACCAATCGCTGGTAGTGCGAACATGAGGATGAGCACGAGGGCTGGTAGCATCTTCCACTCGGAGGAGTCGACCCAAATCATAGCGATTTTCTGGTCAACGCCTGTAGCGTGGAGGATGGCACCAACTGCGCACCACATGGGCATTACGAGGATGGCACCGACGATGAAAGTGATGATAGTAGACATGGCGATTCCTTTCAAAGAGGGTTGATAGTTCTCATTATTCGCCACGCAAAATATGCTCTGGTCAAAGCCTATAACCCGTGTTAGGGGTTATAGGGTTGAGAGTTCTCAGAGGAGTGTGTCACTCATCCGAGTCAGAAGAGTTCGAGGACTCTCGCAGACCGGCGATGGTCATAGCGCCAAAGAAAACAGCGATCGAGGCAAAGGCAGCAGCCTTAGCAACGGGAACGCTCTTTTCGGCGATCGACTTAACGCGATCAGAAAGAGGGGTCTTCGGGGTGGTCTCTTCGAGTTCGTTCGAGTTGGACATGGTGAGTTCCTTTCTTGAGTGGTTAGTTCTCATTACTATCGTGGTGTTTTTTGCGCAGCTCTTCGACGAGCTCGATCACTGGGTTTCTCGTATACTCGGCGATGAGGGCTAGGACGCCCATGATGAGCATTGGTACGCACATGATCATGATCATGATAACCGAAGCGAGTAGGGCTTCCATGGTATACTCCTTTTCGTGTGTCAAAGCCTATAACCCGTGTTAGGGGTTATAGGTGAGAGGTTACTTTTCCTCGTCGTAGGGTGCGAACTTAAGGTTCAAGCTCTTGTGCACAAGGCGAGCGGCGAGTTTCTGCTTCTGCACGTCTTCGGAGGTGCTAGTGATCTTGAGGAGGTACCGGAGGTACTTCGTCTGGAGCTTAGCGCCAATGGAGAAGGAGATGCAGAAGATGGCAAATGCGCCAGCAACGGCCTGGGGGACAGAGATCTTGGTAGACATGGGCAGGGTCCTTTCTTGAGGGTTAGTTCTCATTATTCGCCGCGTAAAACATGCGCCAAAGCCTATAACCCGTGTTAGGGGTTATAGGGTTGAGGGTTCAGTTTTCTTCGATGTCAGGGGTGTTGAGTCGGATCTTGAAATCCTTGTTGATGACTTCCACACAGAGCTTGCGGAGCATCTCGTTCTTACCGTAGCAGGAGTAGTTGAACAGCTTGCTGTAGAAAGCAGTGCGTTCCATCCGGCCGAGGTTGTAGAATACAGGTGCAGCAATAGCGAGGGTAGCAGCAGCAACGAAAGAGTAAGCGTACTTCGACATGAGAGTGGGCCTTTCAAAGAGGGTTGATAGTTCTCATTATTCGCTGCGTAAAACGTGCGCCAAAAGCCTATAACCCGTGTTAGGGGTTATAGGGTTGAGGGATCAGTTGTTGAGGTCGTGATCAAGGTCACGCATGAGAGCGTCAAAGACGTCTTCCTTCTTAGCTCCGGCAGCAAGGTCGCGGTATGCGCGGCTGTACGAGTCAGCCACCTTCTTGAGGTGGGTCTCGTAGCGGTCAGCGCTAAAAGCGAGCCAAAGGTTGCCGAGGAAAGAGAGGGCAAGAGCGGCGAGAATGACGATATCGATGATGGTGAACATGATGGTTCCTTTCAAAGAGGGTTGATAGTTCTCATTATTCGCCGCGCAAAATTTGTGCTCAAAGCCTATAACCCGTGTTAGGGGTTATAGGATCTAGAGATTCAATTGTCTGAAAAGGTGATGTATCCGGCAACTCCAGTCAGGAAGATCGCCCAGGCAGGCACGATTAGCGTGCCAATAAGGGCGTATACGTTAGCGACGTTGAGTGCGAACTGGAACATGATGGGTCCTTTCAAAGGTTGAATAGTTCTCACTATTCGCCGCGTAAAACTTACCGAAAAAACCTATAATCCCTGGTTTTCAGAGATCATAGGTTTCTTGAGTTGAGCTCTACTTGCGGAGCTTCAACATCGAAAATGCCTTCGAGGCAAGAACGTGGGTCTGCTCGTAGTTGAGGACCGCAAACAGACCGAGCAAGTACACCACGCCGTTGGCAATTGTCTCGGACGAAGGCATAAGCTTCTCCTTAAGGTCAGAGTCCTTAGCGAGCTTGTGCAGTCGTTCGAGGTTACCAACAGCAGTGGTGTACTCGTCGGTCGACGGGTCCTCTCCACCGAGCCAGTTAAGCACCTCGTTCTCGAGGTCCTCGGGTTCGTAGAGGCGTTCGACGTTAGACATAGCGAGTCCTTTCGTGTAGAGTGGGTAGTACTCACTATGTCGGGAGCTTTTTATGCGTCGGGCTTCGTGACCTTCAGGACGATGGTGTCACCGTCCTTGAGGTTCGTCGGCTCAGATGCAAAGTCAGCATAAACGTCGTCATGCTTCGTCACCACGAGGTTCCCGTGTGTCTCGGGCTCGTAGTTCTTGGACGAGATACCCAGGGCCGCGCCCAGGAACACGCCGAATGCGGTGAGCGTTGCCGTCACCTCGTTCGTGTGAGGGATGCCCCACACGATTCCGACAGCATTCACGAATGTCGCGAGTGCCGGCATAATGAGAAGTGCGACATACTTGAGGATGTCGTATGTCTTGTTGGTCATGATTTCTTCCTCCCTTCGCTACCGTCTGGTAGCATTGGCAACTTTTCGATTCGCTCGAAAATATGTTGGGCCAGCCCGTTGCCACCCATGTCCTTGTATGGCTTGTACAGCTCTTCGTAGAAGTCAGCGTATTCGCCCGACAGAATATAACCTCGCTCAAGGTACCGTTCGCCTTCCTCGATGATTCGAGCGCGAACGAGCACGAGGAGGAGCTCATCTTCTGTGGCATTGCGATCTGTCTTGGCCTTCACAAAAGCCCACAAGCCAGAACCTCCAAGAAGCGCTGAAAGCAGCGGGCTAGAGAATTCTGCGATTTTGGTCAGATCCACTTATCGGTGACCTCCTCTCCGTATTTGTAGAATCGATCCGGTTGGATCTTGATAGAGTATGTTGTGAGGTCGCCACCGCTAACAGTTCTCTCGATGACGTATCCTGTGAACATGACATCCATGATTGTCGCCGAGACTGGTCGTCCGATTGGAAGATTATAGAAGCGTTCCGACTGAACTTCATCGATGTCGACCACTACTGACCTAAGTGGTTCACATCGAATTTCTTCGGTGGTCTGACCCCATTCACGATCATCACCGCCGGCCACGCCAGATTCGAATCGATACACACCTTGCCAGTCGGTCGTGTTTTGCATGTAGGGACGGTTTTCGTACCATGTACGAATACGCCCGCGCGATGCCATCTTCCATCGGCCGTAATCGCTGGTTTTTCCGATGTACCAATGGGTCGGGGCTCCCGGGAGTCGTCTAGTAAGTCTAGACGATACGGAATCTAGGGGTCCTAGATCGACAATGTTTTGGGTTTCGTTCAATGACTTGGCGTACAGAGTGATATCCAAATTATTGTAGTTACCGTTAGTAACGGTAATACCCGAAGTGAAATACAATTGATTGTACAATGCGGCATTATACATATCATCGTATATACTCGTCGATGGGTCAAATTTATCCTCGTAACTGGTAAGGTCATTTGGAACCGAAGCCCTAAGCCAATACACAAACCATCGATTCGCGTCTTTATTTATATCATCCAGCAAACGCTTAAAAATCCCAATGGGAGAAAACGTACTCGGATATAGATTCTCATACGATCCGCATTTGTTTCGACGTTTTAGCAGTTCCCAAACGGAGATGCATCGAACTTCGCTAATACCATGCGACTCGTATGATATTTCCTCTACGACGAATGGAGTTGTCGTCGCCCCGAAACAACACGCAACCGTTCCGGGAGGATATGGGAACGACCCCTTGCACCGAAACGTCATCGACGCAGTATATAGTCCCTCTTTGATCAATGTGTCGAAAACTGGAATCGTTGAAAACGTTCCCATCGATTTTCCGTTGAGTACTTGAACAACATTCGGCATCGTTAAAGATTCTTTCTGGCCATGACCATGCCTAACTTACAATATCCCGAACCAATTCCGTCGAGACTAATCTTCGGAGGCTCCCTAAGATATCTCAACCAAGACGACATGTTCCTAATATCGAAGGCTGGATACGATTCGTATGCATAGCACGCTGCTGCGTTCGCATCGTACCCGCCAGCGATACTGAAACGTCGAGTTCCGTCGATTAGGCCGTTCATCGTGAATACACCGGGGTTACTAGACGAGTTGCCCTGAAGCATAGCCGCGAACATGTCCATATCACCGTCGAAAATTCGGTATTTTTGGTTTCCGATAGCGGGCAACGATAGCTGTAGTTCGCGGATATCAACCGGTCCGATTTGCGGAGCAATCGTTTGGATTGTCGAAATGATATCGGACAGTGCCTGGTTCCAATTCTGATTGCCAAGTCCCACGTACAGCGTAAACGAATAGCCATACATGATCGGCAGCTTTGTAGAAATGGTGAATTCGATAGTCGCCGGTGATTCTGAATAGTTATACTTAAGTTCGCGAATCACACAGGACTGCGTGAACGGCGAGACTCTACCGAAAGTTACAGTCGGCTTAGTATATGTCGTTGTCTCGTTCGGCTTGTATTTGACCATCGGAACTATTAGCGACGGGTCTGTAAGTTCGACAGTAGAGATATCCTTAGATGAAAGGTAGTTGAGAAAATACCTAGCGGATCGTTCGGGGGTGGGTACAGCAGGCGTCAGACGCATGTTGATGTCGATCTGTTTTTCAGTCATCGACGTAACTACATTTCCTGTGAAATTGTATTCCCTGTTAGGGCCAAAGGATCCATTTAAGATCTGTGCGGCCCACCCCCGGTCTATACGATCCAAATACAGAGGTAATTCCAACCCAGTGCCGGTTAGGATTCGAACCTTTGTGTATGGCATTTGGATTACATCCTCTTCATTCGCTCAAGTTGGCGCTCAGTCTGACGGTAGAGATCAACTAGATCGAGCGCCTTTGGTGATTCATTGTACTGGTTGAAGACCATCGGCTTCTGCGTCTGGAGTTCCTTGCGGAGTTCGCGGAGTTCCTGCTGGACTTGACTCCCATTTTGAACCGACGAAGCGACAACATTCGCGCTTAGGTCGTTCATCGTGAGATTCTGCAGACCGTTAACCTCAGAGAGGTCGACAGTCGGCTTGATCACAGGATTCCAGTCGGTATCCAGGTTTGCCATGGCGTTAACCATGTCATCGCCGAGACCAGACATAGCGGAGACCGCCTTGTTCTGGTTCTTGTCGATACCCTGGACAATACCTGCCACGATGAACCCAGCCGCGGTCGCGAATACACGCGAAGGCGAGTGGATACCAAGAGTACTCTTAAACGAGCTAAGAGCACTCGAGGCGACATTGCGCATCTTGTTGTACAGGTTGCCGGCAACGCTAGCGACACCGTTGACAACACCGTTGATGATGTTGCGGCCGATGGTCGCCGCATGTGGAGCGAAGGTGTTGGCCATGCCGGTCAGACCGTTCTTGATGAAGTTGACGATCGCCTTGATCAGTTTGTTGACCGCAGCTTGGAGCTCAGGTCCCTTCTGATCAATCGCGTCAGCAAAGCCATTGATGAACGTAATGACTGCATCCCATGCAGCGTTGATAATTGTTACAGCCTGTGAGGCCATACCATTGATCATCGCCGCGATAAGGTTCGCACCCGACGTAGCCAGCTCGGGAATCTTGGCAGTGATTCCGTCAATCAGAGACTGAAGCAGTGTGAGTAGTGCCTCAACCATCAACGGAACGCATGCCTTGACTGTCGCGATCCATTCAGTCAGTAGAGCCACATACGCGTCTCTGAACTTAGGAAGGTTCTCGACGATAGCCATGACCAACTGGTAAATAAGGTCAATGACCGTCTTTAGAACCTCAGGCCAGACGTTGCGAAGAGTTTCGAGCATACCTGAGATAAAGATGGTCCAGATTTGGACCAACTCGGGCATCTTCTGCTTCACCGTCTGGTACGCCTGGCTGATGAACTGCCTAATAGCAACCCCTGCCAGGATAACCAGCTCGTTCACGGCCGGACCGAATGCCGCGACAAACGCCCCGAGAGCTCTAGACATTGCGGGTGCCGAATTCTCGACCGCCGTAAACACTCCAATGAGAGCCGCCTGGATTGCCGGAGCTGCCGCTGCGATAATCGCTGCCGCCGCGCCGATACCAGATGCAACCGCGACAAGACCCGCCGCGATAGCCGGGCCCGCCGAAGCGGCAAGCGCCAAGAATGCAGTGAAGACAATCGCCAGAAGCGTGAACGCCCCCAGGATTCCGATGATGACCAGACCGAGTACGCCGATGGCTACTGCCAAGGCGATTAGACCCGGGGCCGCGCCGATAGCAAGGTACCCCGCCGCGATCAGCACGCCGAGACCAATACCAATAGCCCAAAGGCCGTTGGAAAGGGCGTCCCAACTAAGGCCCGCAGCCGAAGACAGTGCGTCGACAAACATGCTTAGCGCGAACGAAAGCAATGTCAATGCTGCGACACCAACTATAGCTCCCTGAGCTGCGAACGATACGGCGACAAGTGCGCCGACGACGAGCAACATCTTACCAACCGATGAAAGTATGTCGCCCCAGCTGTACTCGCCGAGTCGAGCCACTGCCCCTGCCGCGACATTCAATGCGATAGCGGTGAGGAGCAGAGATCCGGCCCCGACAATAGCCGTTGGAGGCATCAGATTCGCGACTGCTACTAGAAGCAACACGATTGCCGCTAGACCGACCAGACCTTGGACCATTTTGACTGTATCCATGTAACCCAGAATGGCGACTGCTCCCACGAGAATGTTGACTGAGAATGCAAACGCAAGAATCATGAGCGAAATGGCTGCCATTTTGCCGAGATCTCCGGATGCCTTGTTCATTAGAAGAACGAAGCCAACCAGGATTCCCATCAATACGCCCACCGCGATAATACCCTGGGCAATGACCTTTAGTGGGAGCAGCCCAAGCGCGATAATCGGGATCACGAGCATGTTGATCGCAATCGCCATAGCTATCATGGAGCCAACGCCCTTGATCATCGTCGCGCTATCCTTGGCCAGAAGCTTTGCCGCCATTGTCATGCCGAATACCAACACCATAACGGCGCCGATACCCTGCGCAACAGTTGACAACTTCATAGATCCGAGGATAGCCACTGAGATTGACATCAGCAACAGTGCAATCGACAGAGACATGAAAGCGCCAATAACAGCACCAAGCTGCTTCTTGTCGATCTTCATCTCAGAGATCTGAGTGAGAGCGATAAGCAGAACCTTGGTGAGAACGCCGATGGCGAGAGCACCTTGGATCAGCCTAGCCGTCGGGATCATTGCAAGCAGGAACAGCGAGCCGGCCAGAATACCCACGGAGATCGCAATCTCGCGCAGAGCCTTAGCCTTAATAACGTCCTGCATCGCCTTCAGAGAATCGGTTAGGGCATTGAACACACCGCTAATCGAATCGCCGATCTTGCCGAACTTGTCAAACATTCCGCTGAACGAGTCGGTAGACTTCCGGAAACCTTCGAGCATCGTCTGAAGAGTTTTGAATCCAGCACCCAGACCACCGCCGAGAAGGATTCCCGACAGCAGATCCGAGATCGACAGATCCTTGAGGCTAGAACCGAGATTCTGCCAGAAGGTCTGGATCATCTTGCCAGCATTGCTAAAGGCGTCACCGATGTTCTTCTTGAAGGAGTTGAACGCCTGAGACTCAGAACCGAACTTCTTAATGTTGTCGATACCCTTGGTCAACCAATCTATCAGGTTTGCAATCGCCTCGACAACCGAGGAGCAGAATTCGACGATGCCCATTGCTGCCGTGTAGATGAATCCACCGACTGCTCCGAGAGTGTCGAACGCGTCAGAGGCCGCCTTCCCGAAGGTAGATAGACCACTAGCGGCGCCGTCCGCCTCGTCACCAAAGCCACCAAAGATATTCTTCGTTAGGTCGCCAAGCTTTCCGAACAGATCGATGACGCCGTTAACGAGGGTCCCGAAAGGCCCGAACGACTTCATCATGTTCTTGAAGCTGTCAGCGATCGACGACAAGAAGGTGTTGTTGTCTAGATGTTCCCCGAGGTTGCTGAAGACATCTCCGAGAGCTTTACCAAAATCCTTGATCGCCTGCACCTGGGGCGCAAACGTCTTGGAGATGGTGTCACCTGCGCGACCGAAGGCCTTGCCGACTCCTGAGACGGAGTCTTTCATCCGCTTGGTGGCGTCGGCCCAAGCCTCAGCCATTCGAGGAGACGCATCGTCCCAGAACTTCTTGATCCCCTTGCCAGCACTCTCGACAGCTCCACCAAGGTGCTTGCCAATGGTTTCGCTGATCGGAAGAATTGAATCCGAGAAAGCCTTGACCTTCTCAGACCACTTAGGTCCGATAGTTTCTGACAGCTTGGTCATGTTCTCAAGGAACGAAGACCCGAATCCGCCGAAGATGTTCTTGATCTTCTCGAACGGGCCCTCAGCTCCGGTTGCAAAACCGAAGATCGAACCGAACACATTCGAGATGGCGTCGCCGAAAGGCTTGAATACGTTCGAGACTGCAGTTTTGATGGTCTCGATGAATTCGCCAAGAGGCTTGAGAACGGCCTCGAGGACAACCTTCAAACCATCAAACACCGGCGTGATCGTAACATCGGCAAGCTGGTACATCCAGTCGGCAAGCTTCTGGAACTTATCGACAATCCAGTCGAGGACCTTCGAAACCCCTCCGAGGATGTCGGTTCCGCCGAGCATCTGTCCGAGCCAGTCACTAAAGACCGAGACGAGATCTCCGATCTTAGCTGCGACTAGGATAATCGGTTTGATGATGGTGCTCGCAAGGATGAATCCCAACTTAAAGGCGGCTACCGCAATCTGTACGAATGCAGATCCGACCCCGATCAGAACTTCAAGAATCGGCGAGACGACTTGTCCTACCATTTTGAAGACTTTGCCGAGGTTGTTGGCGAAGTCATCAGACATGATCAACCACTGGCTAATCGAATGCCGGAAGTAGTAGCTGAAATCGTAGAGAGCCTTACCTCCGTCGCCTTGGAACGCGCTGAAGAAACCCTCGCCGATGGCCTTGAGTGGCTTAGAGATAGCGGTCCAGAGATCGCCGATCCCGTACCACCACTCGTACCATCCACCGAGCTGATTCCAACGATCGAGGATACCTTGGATGGCGTCGAAGAAGGTTCCAATGCCGCCGTTGACCTCGTCGGAGACTGCCGTCCACAGTTCGCGGGCCTTCTCGAAATCACCGAAGATCGTTCGGAAGATGGAAGCCCATCCAGAGCCAAGTGCTTCAGCTGTCGTGTCGATCAGCTGCGAGAAAGTCTTGACCTTGGTCGCTGCGTCGTTCGCTGTTGCGGCAAGGCGCATGATTTCGTCAGCCTGTTGCTCCGTGTAACCAGCGTTGAGCAGCTGCTCACGAGACAAATCGCCAGTGTACTGCGTCAGAGTCTCGATCATGATCTCCGACGTCAGCCAACCACTCGAAAGCGAGTTTCGGAAGCTACCAGCCTTGTCGATCATCTTGTCGACTTCGACACCGTAGGTTCGAGCGGTCCGCTTCAGGGCTTCCTGGAACTGCTCGCCGCCCATGCCGGCATTAACGATCGAGTTCCAGTCCTGAAGCTTCACGACGCCCGTCGACAGAGCCTGTGACAGCTGGTACATCGCGGTCGCTGCCTGCTCGGAAGACGAGCCGGACATAGCTGCGACATTCGACAGACCCTTGATCGCTGCGACCGAGTCCTTCAGACCAACACCTGCTGACGTGAACATACCGATGTTGCGCGTCATTTCGGTGAACGAGTAGATCGTTCGGTCCGCGTACTGGTTCAGCTCGTCAAGGGCTGCGTTGATCGTTGCTGTGGTCTCACCTTTAGAGAAGGTATTCGCCTGAATGGTCTGAACCGCATTAAGCTGGTTCTCGTATTCACGGAAACCATCCAAGATGGGGCCGAATGTGAACGAAGACAGAACCGACCCCCCGGCCATCAAGGCTTTGGAAGCGATGTTACCCATAGCCACTGATGCGGCACCGGCAAGCATAGAAAAGCTACTCGACGAAATCTTTGCGGCAGCGCCGACATTCGATGTGGCAGCCGCTGCGGTCGTAGAGTTATGGACGATTGACGTATTAACGTTCTTAACACCGTCCGCGATACCGCCCATTTGCTTGGAAGCGTCCTGGGCAGCCTTTCCGACGTTGTCGAGGCCGTCAGTCGACTGCTTGAAGTTCATTCCAGACTTGAGTCGATCGACGTTACGGAGAACGCCATCAACGCGGCTGGTGAACTTCGAATCGTCAAGCTCGAGAGACACGACCTTGTTTTCGATAGACTTACCCATTGAGGGCCCTCCCAACCATTCGGTCGATTTCGTCAAATATGGGCTTCATCGCAGGGTTAATGTAATCTCGACCCTGGACGTATCCGCCCTGTCGCGTGCCATGCCCGTATTGCAGGATGATCGCAATGGGGACTTTAGACACGATGTTAGTGTTGTACCAAACGATCTTAACGCCTCGCTTGGTCTGCTTGATCTTGTACTCCCACGATCGGGCAGTCTTCCCGGTTCCAACGGGTGTATTGGCCCGGAGGGCCGCCACGCCGCGAGTACCAGCGGTTGCCAGCACATCACGAAGGTTCTTGTTCTTAACTCTTGACAACCATTTTGACATGTCAAAGTCAGCGTCGAACTTCATCTCGATCATGACGGCCCTCCTTTCTTGATCAATGCCAGAGCGTGCCGTTGGTCAGCTCATACTGGAGACATTCGACGGTGCGGTAGCCAGCAATGCCGTCGATTTCGAGATCGTGACCTCGGTTCTTGAGATGCTTCTGGAGAGCGGTGACTGTATCGGGCCCAATTAGACCATCTGCCTCGACGCCGAGTCTCTCCTGAAGAGCCTCGATGACCTGAGAACCCTCAGCATCGACGTCGGTCTCCCAACCAGTGCCGGCTCGTGTGACAACATCTTCGACATCAGGATCCTGACCAGAGATGATGCCGTCGGCAGGTGTATAAAGTGAGGCCTGGAGCGCGTACGTAGTCGCGCGCCCCCACCAAGCGTCGGTCATCGAGTTGGTGCCATTGGAAGAGTCCTCAGATTCTTCGTCAGACCAGTTGGGACGGAGCACGCAGTCGATGTCCCAGGAGCGCTGGCGGCGCCAGACGCCGTTGCCGGCCGACTGAGAGCCAGCGTTAGAGCTAGAGGTGTTGCCCTCAATGGTCTGAAGCCAGCCGTTACCGAGATTCGATTCGACGATACCGACATGGTCGGTGAAACCATCTGAATCCCAGTCAAACAGCACGACATCGCCACGCTGCGCGTCCTCGAGCGGGACCTGGTTCATGCGGCGCTTGGTGACATCCGTATTGTAAGAGAAGCCACCGATAGCATCGATCTCGCCGGCCATGTCGAAACACATGGAGACGAAGCACATACACCAGTAGATCTGGTCCGAGGGTCCTGCCAGCCACGGCTGGTTCATCTTCTCGGCACAGTAGCGGCCAGCCTCAGAGCCGGGTTCCGGGTCGTCGGGTGCGTAGTAGCCGATACGATATGCTGCGTGGTTAAGAACGTCGTCGATCTTGCTCATCAAGACACCTTTCCTTCGAAGATCTTGCGGCGTGCATCCTCATGGGGGTCCTTCCCCGGAGGAACCTGAGCGTTTCTAGGAATCATCCTCTACTCCCTGTTCTGGCTCTACGAGCCTGGTTCAAAGCCGCGCGTTGGGTCGCAGAGGCCCTAGCGTCCGGCTTACTGTTGTTCTGTTTGGCGGCCGAGAGGCGAATCAGCGTTAATAGCCGATTCAAGTTCCACTTGTCGCACTCAAAAGGGATACCCAGTTGAGTCATGTACCAGTAAATTAGTTCACTAGTCATAGTATCCCTTGGGCCGCCATTCGATGGTGGATTCATCAAGACAGTCGCTGATGCGGTATCCTGCAAATACTCTGCTATTTTGACTTGAACGTTTTGGTCCAGTCGCTTCACGAACCCGCTGGGGAGGGGCTGGTCTGACATACACTGAATGTAGTACACCAACTCTTCGCCAGTCTGTGGTGGGGTTTCCAGGAACGATCTCTTGTAGACCGATTCCCACTCAGCCACCGCAGACAGTGAATGCGTTAGAGTAAGTGTACATGACTCGAGTGTAACGAACGTATTAGTTCGCTCGTCAAACCGCTCCTCCCCAGGAAGGTCCAGCTTTAACGAGATCACGCCAGCAAGGTACGGAGCTCGTTAGGCATCACCAGGGTCGGAGTACCAGCGCCGCCAGCGGCGACACCGTACAGCTTGTCGGTGAGCTTCTTGTACTTCGCGGTCTCGAGCTTGGACGAGTCGATGGTCACGATCGACACGGGCTGGAAGCCGTCGAGCTGGACCGGGATCGTCGAGCACTCCCACGAGAAGGAGATAGCCTCAGGCGAATCGGAGACCGTGTTGTACGCACGCTCCGAAGGAGCTGCCGACGCGCCATAAATGATGTGCAGGAGCTCACCGTATGCATCGCCCTTCGTGTCGTTACCCAGCTTCGAGCAATAGGAGAACGCGAAGCTGTTACGCGGCTGCTGACCGAGAGAAACACCCTTGACGAGCTGTGCGGTACCGTCGCAGACAGCGAATTCGTCAGGATAGGTGTAAGCCTCGATCGTGAACTTGAAGGACGGCGCACTTCGCAGCGTCAGGTACTTGATGTTGTCAGCGTAGATGTCCGAGTTCTCGTCACCTTCCGGGGTCTCCGTGACGGTCTTAAGACCATTCCACGGAACGCCGGTGCCGTAGCGGTTTGTGGTCGTGTCGAAGGGGAACAGAACGCCCTTACTGACACCAGTGTGATACAGGTGCTGACCTTCTTCATCCCACTTGATCTGTGCCATTTTGACTCCTAAATGTAAGTCGTGAAGACGAAATGGTTCATTCCGTCTGCGATGTATGTGGTGTCCAGAGTCGTGTAAGGAATCTTGAGAATCTCGTCAAGAACATCAGGCTCTGGTTCCTTAGTGATGAGTGTGATCGAGTATTCGCGAGCGCCCTTGTAAGGCACGTCATCCGCATGATCAAGTTTGACCTTCGAAAGGTGAAAGATGACCGCAGGATACCCGATCTTAAGATTCTCAGGAGGCTGGAAGTAGACACGGTTGTGATCCACCGCCTTCTGGAGAAGGTGTAGGAGATCTCTATACGTGCGCATACAGACCTCCCAGATTGATCGTCAGACGGGGATAGTTCACCCCGATCGACTGTACCTCCCATTTTGACCCTTTCCAGATGACATACTTGAGTGTCTCCAAGTATGTCTGGATCTTCGAGTCTAGAAGGATGCTGACCTCGTTCGTGAGACGGAGGTTGGTGTTGGCCGAAGAGCTATTGTCGTTCCGGACGTAGAGACTACGAATAGTCCCCTTGGCAGGAATCTCAATTTTGTCCTCGAGCCAAACGCCTTCCTCCGTCTCACGGGTCATGACAAACCCAAGCTTGCCACTAAAACGAGACACGACCTCAGGCCTTCTTGCGGGAGATCGTCAGCGCGGAGTACGGAGCTGTCAGGGAGCCTGACAGATGGGTTTCCATCAAATACTTGTACTGGTTGAAATCGAGATCGAACGTCTCGGCCATACCCAGCTCGGCGCCAGCATTGGAACCGATAGTGTAATCGCGAAGGTCGACTACGATCGCAAGCAGATCGCACTGAACGCCCTTGACGTCGTGCACAAAGCCGTTCATCTGCGGCACCGTGACGATCTTCGAGACGCCCATGGCAGCCGCGAGGGAAGCCTCGGTCTCATAGATGCGACGACCGTTCTTGTCCTTCTGGAGGAGAAGACCAACAAGACGCTTCTTGTCGATGAACAGCGCCGGAGAGCCGGAGCCCTCCAGGTCGGCAGAAGCCAGGACGATGTCGTCGACCAGAGTGTCGTCGGTCGTGGTATGCTCGAGAACCTTGTGAATCGCGTAGAGGTCATTCTCCTTGAGAATGGGACGAATGGCCTCCTCGTTCACCTTGTCCGGATCGGTCTCAGAACGACCGTCGCCGATAAGGATCGCGCGCGCAATTTCCTCGTTCAGCTTGCCACGCATCTCAGACTTGAGCCAGGAGACAACATTGAAGTCCGTAATGTCGACAATGTCATCCCGGTCGAGGCGCTGCTTCTTGTAAATGGTTGTGGGGGAGGTGGTTCGCATCAGGAGCTTGATGACCTCATCGGTCTTCTTGCGCGCCTTGATTGCGTAACCCTTTGCCCTTGCCTTGTCGTCACGGATGTCCGCGAAGATCGACTTTATGCGGGAGAAGGGGGAGTGCTTGGTTCCGTTCATCACGGTTCCGACCCACGACTGATCACGGTCGAGAGTGATGGGCTCGTTCGTGACGTTCTTGGCGTCAGGGAAGAGATACCCAATGTTCTCGATACCATAATCCGCATGGCGCAGCTCCTCGTTAAGGGTGGTGCCGTTCGTCTTGGCACGCTCAACGATAGCCGCGAAATCAGCGTGGGACAGTGTGTCGTTGGCAGCCTGGTCGGAGTCTGCCTCGAAGATGTTGTGCTTCATGTTTTCCTCTTCGTTGGTTTCGTCAGGGTCTTCGGAGTCGTCAGACTCCCCGTCGATGGCTGCGGCGATCAGATACTCGACCGCCTCCATTTGTTCATCAGTGAGAGTCGAAAGAATCTCACCGATGGTACGATCATCGTCCGAAGATTCAGTGTCCTCATCGGTATGATCGTTAGCGCCCTCGTCAGAATCCTCGTGAACGGCGTCGCCGTCACCCATTTTGATGATCGCGCTGTAGCCTTCGCCATCGGCATGGGCCATCGAGACGTTCTTGATGGTTGCCTTCGGGTTGGCACCTCGAAGAACGAGGGAAACCTCGACAATGTTGCCGTGTTCGACAATATTGCCCTTCTGGCGAAGCTGGTTTGCAAAGATCGACATAGCGTTAATGTCGCCGTGTTCGATCAGTTCGCGTGCGTGCTCCGCCTGCTGGCTTCCATTGAAGAATCCATAGGCATAAACACCCTCAGGTCGCTTCTCCAACTGAGCGTGGCCAAGCACGTTTGTGACATTGTCATGTCCATGCTGCCAGACGAGAGGCACAACTGCCCCATCATTCTGGTCAAATGCGCGATGACTGATAACTCGACCGTCAGTGCACTTGACACTGGCGACAGTGGCCCAGCCATCGAAGTCGGCAACCTTGTCAGGTTCTGCCATTTTTAAACCTCCGAATCCGAAGTTGTGCGTGCATCGGCGTTTGCCGACGACGTGTAGGGGTTGGCCAACTGATCCGCCTTGGGATCGGTCGATTGAGGAAGACCGATGATGGATCGAATCTCGTTCGGCGTCATCACCTGGTTAGTAATGAATGTCTGAGCCATCGACGCGATGCTGTCGAGCGAAGTCGCTGCGAAAGGATCCCTCACGTAGATGATTCGTTGGCCTTGCGAGCGAGCAGTCTTCGTCAAGAAGACCATTGTCGCGGATTTGGTGATTGTGTCGAGAATCGGCTTCACAGTTCGGTTGTAGTACGAGAGATTGGTCTCTGCATCTGCCGTTCCGTTGAACACTGCTTCGGTGAAGCCAAGTGCGTTGTACAGCTGCTCCGACAGGTATTTGACCTGGTCGAGCAAGTTGTTCTCAACGGGACGATTTAGCTGAGTGATCTTCTCGGCTCCGTCGACATAGGCCACACCGATCTCCGAGTTACGAAGCTGTGCTTCAATTGCCTCTCGACGACTTTCAGCCTGCTGCTGTCGCAACTCTCCGCGGACCGAGTACGGAAGCTGAATGATGAGATCCAACTTCTTACCCAGAGCACTGTTGTCGATGGCGTCTAGAGCGTCGAGCTTTCGAGCGAGCCTATGAGCCAACGAGTTGTTGCTAGACGTGACGTCATACAATGGCGAATACACAATCGCCGCCGAGTTCTTTGAAACGTTGATCGTTTCGCGGTGGCCGGTTCTGTCATTGTAAATGTCCACATCAACCGAAGTAGTGTACCAGTTTACGACACGACCTACTCGAAGGGAGAGGATGTCGAAAGACCCCTCTTCGTTCAGAGCGACGTCTGTATCTACTGGAACTAGTGCAGCGCTGCCCGTTTCGAGCATTGTGTACACCAGCTCGTAGATGAGAGCGTTTGATGTCTGATCGATGTTGGCCATCAACGATAGGCACTCGTTGAGATTGGTGTTCTTTTCCGAGTCGTACCTACCATTTTGATCTACCTTGACGTGACGAATTGGTGTGTTCGCGACATCGAGGGCTATCTTATTATACAGCGTCTGGATAAGGTTTGTGTTGCCGATTGAACGGTAACTTGGCCGGTATTCGCTGTATACTCGATCTGCGTATCGGCCTTGCTTGTCGTGCGCGAAGAGATTCCACGCCCTCGCAAGACGCGACATAATACCCATATACCCTCCTTTCGTTATGAGAAGTCGTCTAACTGATTCTTGTACGCCACCCAAGCGTCCATCAGAGCCGCGACCGAGTCGATCTTAAGATCCATTCGTTTCTTCAAGATCTTCCGGTTGCCGTTCGTGTCTTCTAGAGTGATGGTGTTGCCCATTGCCCATGAGAATAGCTCTTGATCGAAGATGAGTCTACGATCTTCGGCCAAGCTCTTGAGCTCACCTAGAGGTACTGATTCTGTACGAGCGCCCTGGATGACTTTATGGATCCCGTAGGGTCCGTTATCAGTCGCCCAGCGCTCCACGAACTCTCGAGCATTGTACGGGTCATAACCGAATGCTCGAACATCATACTCAGATCTGAGAATGTATTCGTCGAGATCGGTATAGACCTCAATCATGTCGAGAATAGTCCCGTCCATCACTTGGAGGGAGCCTTCTCGGATGAAGGATTCGTATTTTGCTCGTCCTGCTGCTGGCAATTTGTCGAAGGTTCGTGTCGTGATGTACGCACGAGTCTTAACACCGAAATCACCAGTCGGCAGCGGGAACAGAAAAGTGAATGCACAGAAGTCATCACCTTGCGATAGGTCCGCGCCCATTGCACAGGGCATCTGCCAGAACTCTCTTGGGTTGTGAGGAATGGTCTCTTCGTACTTGAAGAAGTACGTGTATCCCTCGCACGGGATGCCAAACCGCTTAGCCAAGATGTCGTTCCTCGCGGAAGGAACATTCTCAGCTCGATTGACATCTCGTTGGTATGTGTCGTAAGACACAGTCTTTCCGAGGTTAGGTTGCGCTTTGACCCACATGTTGGGATCTGCAACCTCGCCTACTTCATCCAGTCGGTAATACCAAATGGACGTATGTGGATCGTAGTACTCGCCCTTAAGTATCGAAAGCAATTCCATTTTGATGGAATCTCCGACGCCGTTACGGACTGTACCTTCGGACGAGACCGCGACGATGACCCAGTCATTGAGTTTCGACGCGCCCTGTTCCAAAGCAGAGATGACGTTCTGCCTCACATCGCCTGACAACCACTCATCGATCGTGTTCACCTTAGACCGAAGACCCTGTAGCTTATCTACGTTCATCGGTCGCACTTCAAGAAGGGAGTTAGTTGAGAAGTTTTCAATGCCCTTCTTAGTCGGGGTTAGTAGCGATCGATTTGCTTTCGCGCCGACTGTCGCGTGGACTGTGCCAGCAGACAGGAACTTAAACAGCGGTCCTCGACTGCGTGTAATGGCAGTCTTGAACGGCGACAAGGTTTCCTCAGCCTGTGGCATTGTTGGTGCGGTAGCGATTTGGTGAGTAGTTGTCGGGTCGATGACAAGAAAGTACGCATGGATGAACGCCATGTACATTGACTTAGCAGCTCCTCGAGCAACGATCAAGTACTGCTTGTTCACCAGGCGTCGCTTGACGTCTACCTGTACATATCGTCCGTTGTGGCCCGTTTCATCGGGAACGAACTTGGTCACTTTCTCAAAGTAGAACCAAGAGAGAAGCGACTCGGCCCATAGCTTAAACGAGTCGAGAAGCTTGAGATCGGAACCGTCGACGAGAGTCATCTCATTCTCGCAGAAAGCGATGAAGCCGTCGATAGCTCCGTCGTCGTAGTAGTACCTTGGGTTCGCGATTAGATCATCGATCCGGTTCATCTCCATCTCAATGGTATGAGACACTGGGATTTCGCCGGCCAAAACCTTCTCGCGAAATTGACCATAGTACTTTGGTGTGGCAGTGTTTGAAAGAGCCATACCTACTTCTTCTTGTTGACTGCGTTCTTGAGAATCGCGTCGAGATTGAAGGAGTCCCGGGCCATCTTAGCCACGCCCTCGTACTCGGTGCCTTTCAGCTTGGAGTCGAGTGCAGCAGTCAGCATCGAAGTGGCCGTACGAGCAGCGTATCGAGTCAGGTTGTCGCGAGCCTCGTCAACGAAAGTGTCTGCCATCTTAGACAGAGCACTCCTATTTTGACTCTCGTACTCCTTGAGCTTCTCCTTGAGCTCGTAGTTCTGCTTCTCAAGGTTAAGTCGCTTGTTCTGCTCGATCAGATCGGTGGAGGAGAGGTTGCGAGGCTTCTCCTTGCGAAGCTCGCTTGGAATGCCGCCCTTAGGGACCTTCTTCTTTTCGAGTTCCTTCTGGCGCTTCTCCTCTTCCTTCTGCCTCTTCTTCTCGTCAGCAACTCGCTTCTTCTCAGCACGCTCGGCTTCCTTCTGCTTCTTCTTGCGATCAGCTTCAGCTTTACGTGCTTCCTTGAGCTTCTGGTTCTCGAGCTTCTTACGGGCTCGTTCGGCAGCGTCCTTAGCTCGCTGGGCCTTGTTGGCAGCATGCTTCTGGGAAGCGGCCTTAGCCGCCTTCTTGGCTCCGGAAGCGGCCTTCTTTGCCGCGGACAGCGCTGCCTTAGCAGCTTTCTTCGCAGCAGACTCGGCCTTCTTGCGTTCCTTCTCAGCAGCCTTCTCGGCCTTCGCGCGTTCCTTCTTGAACGCTTCGGCGTTGATGGATTCGCCGATCTTGCGCTTCTCCTCGACAGAGCGGAGACCACCGCCTGAAGACGATTCAGTCTTCTTTCGGACTCCCCACTTCATGCCGAGGACGCCGTAGTGCGCGAGTTCATCTTCGGTCATGATATCGTAAGCCTCCATTCTGCTTCTTGCTTCAGAGACTCTACCGCCTTGATGGCGAACGACGTTTGAGGAGGGTCAAACGTCAGCCTCACTGAGTAGTTGACATACTGTCGCAGGATACGCCCAAGCGGTGTGGCCGGATAAGCATCGTCATGCGACTGTACAGTTCCTACCTCGCGATTGAGCTGAGTTGCAGTGGCTAAGGCGTTGTCGATAGCATCAGCTATCTCATGCTCAAACCCCGTAGTGTCATCAGCGGGCAACCCTAGGTAGGTCTTTGTATCTTCCATAATTGTCATGTATACTCCCTACCATAGTTTCGTATCCCCTGGCATTCGGGGATTGAAGTCGTCTAGGGCTAACGCTGGCGTTCCGTAGTGGATTGCATTATGAGTATCTCGACTCACACATATGAGATTGTTCAGATCCCACATACACGGATCGAAATCCTCACATTGACGAGTCGTCAGAGGATTGATATGATGCACGACGATGCCGTCGTAGATCTCATATCCTTCGACGCCGAGGTCGCAACCGAGGTCTCGTGCGATTGCCTTGGTCCGAGCTTCTCGCCAAATATCGCTTTGGTAGAAACTCTGGTTCATCCAGCGATGACCACCGAACGTCTCTCCGAAAAACGCGCCGTCGAGCGAAAGATACTCTAGGCGTTCCTCGAACGAGCGTAGGTGTGAGAGTTCATCATAAGTGAGCATCGTCATCTCCAGAATATACCTTGAAGGCGGCCAGAGCCTCTTGCACCAGCTCCTCGGTCCTTGCAGCCGATTCAAGTGCGGACACCTTGGCGTTAGCCAGTGTCGTTTCGGCGTTGAGTCGTGCTTGTTCCAATCGTTCACGACTAGAACCAAGCTTCAGGAAATGAAGGATCATAGAATTGCTCGCAGTTCCGTCCAGAATCTGCTGAGTTGCATAATCCATCGCAGCAGCAATGGCCATTCGCTCAGCTTCTTCAGGGGTTCGTGGAGTTTTCTGAACCTTCTTCTTCATCGCGCTTCCTTTCTTATACTTCGATCTGAGTTTTCGCCTGCCCCAGCCCATGCCCGGAAAGGAGCAAGAAAACAGGCATGGAGAACTAAGTGGCCGGGGCAAGCCAAAACCCAAATCGAAATATACCTCCGCACTTTTTTCGAGGTGC